ACAAGGTTAAAGAAGACACAGTAGCTAATGTAGCAAATGTAATGTCTGGTTTAGGCTTCAAAAAAGAAGAAGCTTCTCCTTACACTGATCTACAAAAACTACAATTAGAATTTAGACACTTCAAAGATATGGTCATAAAACAAATGGCTTCAATCGGAGGTGGTGGCGAAGTAAGGTTATTGAATTTAGATGACGTTGATACGAGCTCACTTGGTAATGGTAAATTTTTAGCATATAACTCTACGACTAAAAAATTAGAATTTACAGACCAAGTGGACGGTAATTAATGGCACTAAAAATAAAACTTAAAAAATTTACAGCATCATCAGGCGCACCTACAACAAGTGATTTAGAAGATGGCGAAGTAGGTATCAATCCAGTACAACAAAAAGTATTCGTAAATAATAGTGGTAGTATTGTTGAGTTAGCTGGTCAATCTGATTTAGATTTATCTGCCGTATCACAAGATATATTACCTGACGGAAATGGTACAAGAAATTTAGGTAGCGCAACAAAAAGATTTAAAGAGTTATTTCTACTAGGACAAACTATTGATCTAGGTGGTGCGATTATTGATTCAGATGGTACAGGTCAAGTGTCTGTATCAGCAACAGGTGTTACTCTACCAGAAGGTTCTAAGGCAGGTGTTAATAAACTCGCTGTTGCTGTAACAGGTTCTGGTGGTGCAGAACAATCAGCGACTGTCGTACCTTTCTTTTCAAACGCAGATGGTCTTTCAACAGCTAACGCAAACTTTAACTTTAATGCTACGGTTGATGACAAATTTGTATTTACAGGAACAAAAACCTTTACATTATCTACGGGAGCTAATTTAGCTGATAGTAATATCACACTATTTCAATTTTAATAAATAGATAAGAGAGAGAATTATGGCAAACAAAAAACCAATACGAACGGTCTTTAATGACAGTAATGTTGCTACAGGATTAGCCGAGTTTCAAACAGGTGAAACGGTAGGTTTAGATCACGGTGGTACAGGTGTTGCGTTATCTATTGGATCAGCGGGTCAAGTATTAAAAGTAAATTCAGGCGCAACAGCGCTAGAGTTTGGTGCTGTAGAAGCTATTATTAATATAGATACAGCAACTAATTTAACCTCACAAACATTAGAAGCCTCCGATCAATTTATGGTGTCAGATGGTGGCACTGAGGGTAGAGCAACTCTATCTCAAATAGACGCTGCTATAAAAGACGTATCTACAACACTTACAAACAAAACTATTAACGCTTCTAATAACACATTATCAAATATAACTAACTCAATGTTATCTGGTAGTGCTGGGATTACAAATGCTAATATAGCTAATTCTAAAATTACAATTAGAGATGATTCTTCTACAACAGATGATATTAACTTAGGAGAAACTTTAGTTGTTGCTGGTGGATCAGGAGTTACAACATCAATATCAGGTAATACATTGACTATTGCTACTGATGGTGGAGTTGTTACTGAGACATCTACTGATACATTAACTAACAAATCAATTTCAGGTTCAACTAACACATTATCTAATATTGCTAATTCTTCATTAACAAATTCAAATGTAAACTTTGGTGGCGTTACAGTTGCTTTAGGTGCTAGTGATACTACACCAGCGTTAGACTTATCAGATGCAACAAATTATCCAACTTCTTCTTTAGTTGGTACTATTACTAACGATCAACTAGATGGTTCTATTGCTGCGGGAAAACTTGCTGGTAGTATTGGTAATGATAAATTATCCAATTCATCAATTACAATCAGAGATGATTCTTCTACTTCAGATGTTATAAACTTAGGTGAAACATTAATATTTGAAGGTGGCAATGGTTTAACCACAACCGTAACAGATAATAAAGTTTCTATAAGTGCTGACGGAAATGTTGTAACAGAAACATCTACTGATACATTAACAAATAAAAGTATAAGTGGATCAACTAACACATTATCTAATATAGGTAATGGGTCATTAACTAATTCAAGTGTAAACTTTGGTGGTGTAACATTATCATTAGGTGCTAGTGATACGACACCTGCATTTGATTTAACTGACGCAACTTCTTATCCTACTTCTTCTTTAGTTGGTACTATTACTAACGATCAACTAGATGGTTCTATCGCAAACACTAAATTATCTAATTCTGCTGTCACAGTCGGTTCAACATCAATTAGTTTAGGTGCAACTGCAACAACACTTGCTGGCATAACTGATATTACTGCTGGTTCAATTAATATTGCTGGTAATGTAATCAAGTCAGTAGATTCTACAGTTGTAGAAATTGGAGATGGCGATGGATTAAGTGTTGCTGGTAATTTAACAGTTGCAGGTAACTTTACAGTTAGTGGTGATACCACAACTTTATCATCTACAAATACAGTAATTACTGATAAACTTTATGAACTAGCTAATGGAACAACAGGAACACCTTCAGGTGACGCTGGTATAGTTATAGAAAGAGGAAATCAAAGTAACGCATTTATAGGTTATGATGAAAGCGAAGACAAATTTAAAGTAGGTGTAGGTACATTTACAGGAGCTTCAACTGGTAACTTAACTATAACAACAGGTACACTACTTGCCAATATAGAGGGTAATGTAACCGGCGCTGTTACAGGTAACGCTGATACAGCTACAGCATTAGCATCAGCAGTTAATATTGCTGGACAATCATTTGATGGATCAAGTGCTATCAATATAGCGTCAACAGACTTATCTAACACATCTGATATTACGTTATTAACATCAACACAAACACTTACAAACAAGACTTTAACTAGTCCTAAAATCAATGAAGATGTAGCAGTTACAGCAACAGCAACAGAATTGAATTATACTGATGGTGTTACAAGTGCTATTCAAACACAATTAGATACAAAAACAACGCCAGCATTCGCTATAGCGCAAGCTGTGGCACTAGGATAGTTTATAAATAGTAGGGAAAAGAGAACACAATGGCAAAACCAGCTACAAGAGAAACGTTAAAACAATACGCTTTAAGAGCGCTAGGGAAACCTGTGATTGATATAAACGTTGATGATGACCAACTAGAAGATAGACTAGACGAGGCATATCAATATTACGCACAATATCATTATGATGGTATACGAAGAACATATTTAAAGTATCAATACACACAAGAAGATTACAATAGAATGACAGTAGATGGTTCAGTTGAATCACAATCTAAAAATTCTGTTACTACAAATTGGAAAGAGGGACAAGGTTTTTTAGTTGTACCTGAAAGTGTCATCTCTGTAATTAATGTATTACCCTTTTCAAGTAAAGGTAATTTAAATTTATTTGATGTTAGATACCAATTAAGATTAAATGATCTATACGACTTTTCTTCTACTTCTATTATTAACTATGACAATGTATTAAGACATTTAGACTTTTTAGATCATATACTTGTTGGTGAAAAACCTATGAGATTTAATCAAAACGATAATAGACTATACATTGATATGGATTGGAAGAATGATTTACAAGTTGGTGAGTATCTAGTTATAGAATGTTATAGAAAATTAGACCCAACTACTTTTACAGATGTTAATGATGATCTATTTTTAAAAAGATATGTAACAGCTTTATTCAAAAAACAATGGGGCGCTAATCTATCTAAATTTAATGGTGTTGCTATGTTAGGTGGAGTTACATTAAATGGTCAACAAATATTTTCAGAAGCTTTATCTGATATAGAAAAATTAGAAACAGAATTAAGAACTACTTACGAATTAAATCCAGCAATGATGATAGGATAATGCCATGCCAGTTAATCACTATTTCCAAGATGGTAAGGGTATCGGCAATCAATCCGAAAAAAGACTTTACGAAGATTTAATCATTGAAGGCCTAAAGATATATGGCCAAGATGTTTATTACTTACCACGGACACTAGTTAACAGAGACTTAATTTTAGGCGAAGATATGTTGTCTAAATTTTCATCTGCGCTTTTACTTGAAGCGTATATGGAAACAACTGAAGGCTTTGCTGGTGAACAAGAAATAGTTAATAAGTTTGGTTTAGAGATTAGAGAAGATACAACCTTTATGATCTCTAAAAGAAGATTTAATCAAGCAGTAGATGAAAAAGCTACATTGATTGCTGAAGGTAGACCAAACGAAGGCGATATAATTTATATGCCTTTGATGAATAGTTTTTTTGAGATACAGTTCGTACAAGACCAAGAGCCGTTCTTTCAATTAGGACAACTACCTGTTTACAAACTAGTATGTACTAGATGGGAATATAGTTCAGAAGAATTGAATACAGGTGTTGGTGGAATAGATGCTGCTGAAGACAAATATAGTTTAGATTTATTAGCTCATCAATTTACATTAGAGAATGAAGTTGGTTCAATGGTATTAGAAAATGATAGCGCAAGTGGTGATGTTAATTATCTATTACTTGAAACTTACGACTTACAAACTCAATCAGCTTACGCTCAAAATAATGATTTAGATAGCGAAGCTGGTTTTGATACATCTTCTGCTGGAGATGATATATTAGATTTTACAGAACGTAACCCATTTGGAGAGGTAGATTTCTAGCATGTTTGGAACTTATTTTTATAACGAAAGTATGAGAAGAAT